TAATAAAAATTTTGAAATTATAAAAATAAAACTTGAAGAATATTACAACATAGCTGTTGATTTTAATGCAGGTCTTAAAAAAATAGAGGAAAATAAAAATCTTACCAAATCCTATTTAGATTTATCCATAGAACTTAAGCAACAGATCTTACAAGAACTAGAACACGCACAAAGTATTAAAGAAGATTTGCATTCTAATATAGAGCTTGTAAATAAACTTGTTTCAAATATCGTGGCAACAAAAAATGAAATTATATCCATAACAAATGATTTTAAAAATGTAAAATCAGAAGTTCAAAATATAGTTAATGATGCTGAAGCAACAATAAAGCTTAAAATAAACACTATTCTTTTTGAAAATCAAAGATTAAATCAAAATATGATTGATCTGCTAAAGCGTTGTGAGAAGTTAGAGGATGAAATAGTAGGAAAATATGAAGATGTCTTAGAAGCTATTGAAATTGTTAGCAAAGCCGATGAAATGATAAACGATTTAAATAATGCAGTTTTAGCTTCTAATGAATTTGCAAATGATTTAAAAAGTTATACACAGATTATTAAAGATTTTAAAATTCAAATTGATAATTTAAAACTTGATTTACAAAGCTACAACGATAGACTAAAGGGAGAACTTGATTTAAAATCTAATGAAATAGATATTAGTATTCAAACAAAACTTAGTGATATTAACCTTTTAAAAGAACAAATACAAACTCTTTGTGAAAATACAAAAAATACAACTGATACAGCTTTAGCTAACTTTATGGAAAGATCTAAAATAGCTAATGAAGATTTAGGAAGATTAGCTGAAGTAGCAAGAACCAAACTCGCCAATGATAAAACAGTTATTGAAAGTTATTTACTAGAACTTAAAAAAAGTATCGTTGATGAAATGAAAGAAGTGTCAAATAGCGTTACAGATGAAACAGGTGGAATATTAGCTCAAAAAAACCAAATAGAGCTTATCATAGCACGAGGAAAATCAGATTTAGATACCTTAATCAACAACTTTAATTCAAATTATCAAAACAAACTTAATGAATTTAATTCCAATGCTAATGAGAAATTAGCTTCTATTAATTCACTCAGTGAAGAAAGTATAACAAATATACAAAATAAAACAGATGAAAATATAGGCAGATTAGATACAGCCAGCGAAGAAAAACTAGCTAAATTTGATGAAATTATAAAAGATAATTTGGGTGGAATTTATTCTCACATTTTTTCAATCGAAAATGTTTTATTTGATAAAAAAATAATTAAATTAAGTTATAAGGAGTAAAGAATGGCGGACTTAGAGCAAGTTGTAAATGATTTAAATTTGGCATCACAAAGCTTACAAGAGTTAAGAGAAAAATATGATGGTGCTTTAGATTTGCTAGATAATAAAAATACAGAAATAACAGGTGCATTAGAGAGCGCAAAATCTAACGCATTACAAGAAGTGCAAACTGCAAGCGATACAGCTATAAGTCAAATTTCGGAACTAAAAGACACATCATTAAATTTGGTCAACGAAGCTAAAAATACAGCTATTAAAGAAGTTAATGATGTGGTTTCTGACATAGATACAAGTAAGGAAGAAGCTTTATTAGCAATAGAACAAGCCAAAGTAGCACAAGAAGAAAAAATAACAGCCTTAGAGCAAGCCAAAGAAAATATAATAACAGAGCTTAGCGAAAAAGCCAGACTCTTAACACAAAACTTAGAATGGACTGTTGGAGAAGGAGGTAAATTTTCTACAATAAGAGATGCTACAAGCGAAGCTCTTAAATATACACCTATATCAAATTTTACTATAACAATAAAGTTGATTAGTGATATTACAGAAGGTAGAATTAATATAGATGGTATGAATTTAAGTTATGTAGCTATAGATTTTAATGGATTTAAGGTGCAGGGCGCAATTTATATTACAACTTCAATTATAAAGAATATTTCTAAGCTTAATTTAAAAAATAATATTTCAGCTTCACAAGGAATATATACTGCATCTTGTATAGCTAGATTTACAGATGTTGTAGCACTTGAGGGGTTTAATGATTGTTTTAATACTAATGAAGGTTCATTTATTTCTTTTTCTACATTAACTCCTGGTAATAAAACAGAAATAGCTAGTGGCAATAGATTTATTGCAGCAGAAAGAGGAGCTTATATAAATCTTAATGGATTTAGTATAAATATGGTAGCTGGAATTGTATTTAGTTTATCCAGAGGCTCTGTTATATCTAATTCTTTTCCAGGAGAATTTACTGGAGGTGCAACAGAGTGTAATATACCAGAAAATACAGTAACAGCAAATGGTATATATTTTAAAGGTTAAAGGAAAATATATGTATATAAGCAAAAAATTTTTAAGTGATATAGGAAGTTTAAATAAAAATGCAATTAGTTGGGCTATATCTTCAAGCACAAGTATAGCTTTAGTTAATAGAAGTTTAAGTGTTGATGAGCAAGGAAACTTTATTGATGACATCACACCTGAAGAAGTTCAAGCAGGAACACAAGCAGTTAAAGAATATTGTTTAGAAAACAACGAATTAGAACTGCTTAAGCAATATCTACCCTTAGTTTTAAGTGGTGCAAAACTTTTAACCGAAATAAAAGAGATTAAACTAATTGAAATTAACAAAGCTTATGAAAATGCTATTATAGCAGTGCAAACAGAATATATTCCACAAACAGAAATGTTAAGCTTTGAAATACAGGAAAGAGAAAGCCTTGCTTATAAAAACTCAAACTATCAAGACACAAGCTTATGTCCATTTATGCAAGCAATAGCAACTGCTAGAGGTATGGATTTAAGAACGCTTTGTGATAAAGCAATAGAAAAAGCAACTCTTTATAGACAAGCAAGCGGTGCTTTAATAGGTAAAAGACAAGGTTTGCAAGATAGAGTTGAATTGGTTCAAAGTTTAGATGAACTCGATTTAATTACTTGGGAGAATGAATGAGTGCTGAAAATATAATAAAAGAAGGTGCCATACTTGGCTCTTTAAGCGGATCAGCATTGCTAGGATTAATGGTTTTTGTCCTAGCTGGTATTGTATGGCATTTATATAGAACTTTACACAAAGAAGCTCAAGAAAGAACAAAGGAGCTTATAAGCGAAACAAAAAATACCAATGTTCTTATTAGGGAGCAAATTACAGTATCTAAAGCAAGCAATGATAGCTTAATCAAATTTATACAAACGCATTGCTCTAAAACTAACGATAAGCTAGAAGCTATAGAAACAGATCTTATGCGAATGGATGAAAAGCTTGTTAAGCTTACTCAAATAAGAAATGATGAGTTAAGAATGATTTATAAAAGAAAGGAAAACGAATGAAAATTGCATTTTATAAAGTTAAAGAAAATGACAAATCTACTTTTCTTGATAAAGCAATAGCTTTTTTTACTTCATCTTGGAAAGAAAGATTAAATGGAGATTTTTTAAAATCCTATTCTCACTGTGAAATAATCTTAAACAATTTAATGATTAGCTCAAGTCCTAGAGATAAAGGAGTAAGAATAAAAGAATTTAAAGACACTGGCAGATGGGATTTTATAGAAATCAATGATATAAATGAGACAAAAATAAAAGAATTTCTTTGCTCTCAAATAGGAAAAAAATATGATTTTTTAGGAATTTTGGGTTTTTTCACATTCACAAAAGATAGTGAAGACAAATGGTTTTGTTCTGAAATCATAATAAGAGCGTTGCAAATAGGTGGTTTGGTTAAACTAGGAGATATGAATGCAGGAAGTTCAAGTCCTAATAGATTATATAAAAAACTAAAGGATACAAATGAAAATTAAAATCATTAGAAGATACACTGGAAAAACTTGCGTTATAGGCAAATTTAAAGTTTTTAATGATGATGATAAATTGCTATTTGAATGCTTTTCTTTAGAAGAGGATAAAGAAGGAGTTGAAAGAAACAAGGATTTGAGAATACCAGAAGGCATTTATAATTTAGAAAGACATACAGGCTCTAGCTTTAATATTAGCGGTAGGAAAACAGTAACAGGTGTTAAAGTTTTAAAAGATGATGATTTTGTGATTAATGTCTATAATGAAGAAGTGCCACTTGATAGAAGAATTTTGATACATTGGGGAAATAGCCACGAAAACACCGAAGGTTGCATACTTCTAGGCTTAACAAAAGCAAATAATAACGAGTATATAACTTCTAGTAGGCAAGCTTGCAAAGAATTTTACGACTTAATGTATAAGCAAGATTTATCAAAAATTAAACTCGAAATCGAAAATGAGTTAGCATGAGCAACTTAATATCATTTGCTTTAAGCTTCTTTAGTGGAGATAAAAAGCTATATATTGCTTTAGGCTTATCTTTGATTTTGTTAGTATATTTTTACTTAAGGCTAGATACTACAAAGGTTAAATTAGAAAAAAGTCAAAACGATTTAGCTTTGGCTTTGCAAATAAATCAAAATAATCAAGCAAAAATAAAAGAATTAACCGAAATTCATAACGCAGAATTAAAGGCTTTAAATGAAGCAAATAATCAAAAAAATGAAGTTCAAAAAAGGGTTCAATATGTCAAAGAATATATTTACAAAAGTAATGAAAATAATCTCACTAAGCTTTTTAACAATGTGGTTGATAGGTTGTGGAACTCAAACTCAACAAGTAGTAACCAAAATCGAAATTCAAAAAGTGAAAATACCGCAAGAGCTATTAACTCTAAGCCCCCTTGAAAAGCCTTATGCTGAAAATGAGCTTGATATTTTAAACGCTTATTCTATGCTTTTTTACAAATACAAGAAATGCGAAATTCAGATAAAAAAAATAAAGGAGCTAAATAATGAGTGATGCAAATGTTGACTATAATAAAAGACTTGAAGCTTTTAAAGAAATTTATCCACAAATTTTAGAAATGAGCTTAGCAGAAAAATCTCCATTTGGAGAATTTAAAAAACTTTTAGAACAATTTGGAAATGAAAATGTTATCAGAAATGACCAACAATTTCAAAGCTTGGCGCAAGCGTTGGTAAGTGTTGGACAAACCATAGTAGCACAAAGTCAAAACACTGCCTTGCAAATGATTTTAGGTGGAGATGAAAATATAGTAAATCAAGCCAATATAAATCTAACAAATGCACAAACAGAAACAGAAAAGGCAAATGCAAATTTAGTCAAAAGACAAACCACTCAAATAGATGATGAATTAGAGCTAAAAGAGCAAAGTGTCAATATAGATAAAAGCTTAAGCATAGAAAAAGAAAAACTATTGCAAGCACAAACAGAAACAGAAAAGGCAAAACCTGTATTAATAGCTAGACAAACTGCTCAAATAGATGATAACTTAAGAATAGAAGCTGCAAAGGTTACACAAAGTGTTCAATTTGGATATTGCACTGGTGGGCTTGATATACCGCAAGAGATTATGAATCTTGTTAAAGAAAAAATAGAAAATATAGAAAAATCTTAATAATGCTAATAGATGAAAAAAGGCTTATGAAAAACTACACTCTTAAGCCTGCATACCCTTCAAATATAGGTAAGCTAGATACAGGGGAAATTTATAAACAATGGTTTACTTATGCCATGATAGGCGTAAATAAATATGTTGAACTTTTACATAAACAACTCATAAGAAAAGGTAGGAGTTATAGCCAAAACACAATACATCCTCTTTATCCAAACTCCTATATTGTAAAAAAATATAACATAAAAAGTGCATCGACAGCCCCTTATGATAAACATAGTCACAGCAATTTGGGCTTAAATCAATTTTTCGTGGGTCAAGATCCGTACAAACCCTATAAAGGAGATCCTAGCAGTAAAAATGGAATATATCATGATATTTGCGAGATAAGAACTAAATATAATTTAGGAAATATGCAATATTATTATGGTTTTCCAAACAATTTAACTCTTTTATTTGAAAAAGAAAAAGCTTGGAAGTATCACGGAAAAGGATTTTTTTATATCGATGAAAAAATAAATTTTAAAGATATACTCAATAAAGCATTAGAAGGCATAAGTTATGAAATGCTTATAAACGATATCGAAGTAGTTATTTTTTGCCAAACCATCCAAAAAAATAATAAATGGATATATTCTAGCATTGATGATATTAAAATACCAAACATTAAAGTGGAAAATATTGAATTTAAACCATTATTTGGAAAGCCTTATAAAAAACTATGCGTTGATGTTGAAAAGTTTTTTAGTGATTTTAAGGAGTTAAATGAGAGTATATTTAGAATTGAAAAAGTAGAAATAACT